TATTTCTTGTAATTTAATTTTTGTTGCTTTACTAGTTACTTTAATTGTTAACTCAGTTAATTGTGATCTAATTTCCCCAATCTTAGTATTATAAAACTCTCTTAATTTTGGAGTTGAATCAACTGAATTAATAAATTCTTTTAATACTGTTTTTTGATTATCATTTAAATCAGCATATTTACCATTAAATTTTTCTAACATAACTCTATATGTTAAAATTCTAAGATCTTTATCATATGATTGAAACTCAGCCATTAAATCATCTTCTACTTTTTGTTTTTCAACAGGTTTAGAAGATAAATGTTCTAATAAAGATATTTTATTAGATATAATTTGGTCAGGTGTTGATAAAAATTCACTGTTATATATCTCCACTAATGTATATAATGAAGCATAGGCTTTATAATTAGGTAGTTTAGTTTTAAAAAACTCTTCTAAGTTATAATACTTTTGAATCTCATTAATTAGATTATATTTTTGTCTTTTTAAAGCTCCTCTATTTAAATCTTTTGAAGATTCAATTAAAGCATTAATTACAGTTTCAGCTTTACCTTCAGTTATATATTTGTATTTAGATAAAGATTCATAAAGTTTATATTCTCTACCTAATTCTGTTTTCACAAAGTATTTTTTTAGAATACCTGTTGCCTTTGAATCTTTCCCAGACAACGTATCAGCTGTGATTTGTCGTACAAGAAGTTCAAATAAAAGTCCCGTATTCTTATATTTAGAATGTTTAATATTCATTCTTAGTTTTGTTATAAATATATAAAGATTTTTATTCTTTTAAGTTAGACTCATCTAATAATGAACTTTCACTATTAGTTTTATTAAACACTATTTTTTTATCTAAAGATTCTAATAAGGTTCTGTTTCTTGCTTTAATTTCTAAAGCTAATGGAGAAACATCTTTTTTAGGTCTACCATATCCTTCTTGATCATCTACTTTATTGTCTTGTCTACCTAATCTGTCACGACCTAATGCATTATCTTGTGTATTAATGTTAGATACTTTTTCTTTAGGTCTACCTAAAGGTGCTTTTTCATCATATCCATCAGGTAACTGTGTAGCTTCATATCTTCCTTTACCATATAATGAAGCCAAATCATGTGGTGTACCATATGATTGACCTGTTTCTAAAGGATCATTACCTTCTGCACCTATTTGATTAAATCTAAAAGTACGTTTTTGGTCTTGAGCTACTAAGTCTCTCATTTCCTCATATTGATCTTGGCTGAAGTGGAATATGTTTTCATAAATCCAATCTGAGGATATTAATTTAGTTTCTAACATTTGAGATGCTAATTCCATTTTTTCTTTCATTAATGCAATACGTTCTTGATCATAAATGATAGAAGGAGTAGTTAATGATAATTCAAAGTTAGCTAAATTATCTGCTGTATAACCTTGTGTATATAAATGTACTAAAGCAATTTTATATAATTCAGATAAAATAATACGTTGAATACGATCAATTGTGCGAGCAAATCTAATATCTTCAGCAGCTAATGTTGCTTTACCTGAAAGATTTTCATCATAACCCATAAATGCTTTAGGTACTTTTAAAGCTGCAAATAATTTATCACGTAAATAAGTTACATCATCAATACCAGTATAAGCTAAACCAGGTGCTGTTTCAATTTTAGTTGATGTATCATTACCTCTAATTGGAATATAAAAATCTTCTAATAAATTTTGTTGGTTATATTTTAAGTTATATTCACCTGTTTGTCTATCTTGTAATGGAGTACGCTTCATTGTAGAAATAGTTTTCTGCATAAAATTATCTACTTCATTAGGTGGAATAGAACCTACATTAATATAAAATATACGACGATCAGGTGAGCGAGAAATTCTATGAATTAACATAGCATCTTCCATTAAAGCATATTGTTTATAAATTCTACGAGCAGGTTCAAGATAACTTCTACCATAAGGCAAATAGTTAACATCTGTCATTAAACGAAAGTGAGCCATTTCATAATTGTCAAAATAAACAAATTGAGAATCTTTAGCAGCTGTCATTTGTGGTGTTGGATAATAACCAGAACCACCACCATAAACACCTTCTGGGGAATATTTAAATCTTACAGCATTTGGTCTTTCTTTATCATAATTTTCTTGTCTTTCAATATGATAAGCAGTAAATGGAATTACATTATAAACACCATATTTTTCAGCAATTTCTAATTTTAAGAAAAAATCACCATACTTACACATTTGACGAATCCAAGACCATAAATTAAATTCAATGTTTAATACATCATAAAATAAATTATAAAGTACTTGTTGAATATCTTCATCATTAGATCTAATTTGAATTACCTCACCCATTTCATTTCTTAGGGTAGCTTCTTCTGATATAATATCAAGAGCAGAGGCAATAATAGCATCATTATCCATAATATCATAGTCTGAGTATATAAATGTTCTTAGATATTGGTAGTTAATGTTAACTTGCTGACCATATAATGATGAAGCCGCTGGTGAATAAATTCTATTGAATCTATCCATTAATGAATTTGTAGCTACATCACCTGATCTCTGTATGCTGTCTACATCTAAAACTTTTAATTCTCCTCCCCCTTGGTTTCTGATGATAACATCAGTAGAGAATAATCGTTGTAAACGTGTAAATAAACTAGTATCTGCCATAAAAATATATTATAAATATTATAAAAGCCATTTAATATCTTCTGTTCCGTTGCCAGTTTCAATAGCATAAGGATTAGGGACATTATTTGGATTGTAAACTCCTGTAAATGTTGAAGTGCCTTTAGAAAAATGACTTAATGTTGCTCTAGTTAAATCATGAGATTGCTGTTGGAATTTTAATGATGTATCTCTTAAATACATAGCCACACCAAACGGCATAACCAAATCATCATTATAACCAGATTGTGCTTCTGGTCTACCATTTTTCCAAACAAATACTTTCATTTCTTCTAACAATCTTTTAGATCTAATAGTTACTGATTTGTCTCCAACATATTCTCTAAATTTATTCACAACTAAAGGTCGTGTTCTTAAAGACATAGTAAAGCCAGGTGTAACATTATCACTACTTTCATACTTATTAAAATACGAATCAACTGTTAAATTATCACTCTTAGGTGAATAATAGAGATTTCTATATCCTCTTTCTAATACAGAATCAATAGCCGCCCAACCAATAGAAGCATTTTCTACTACTAAAAGGGCTTGATTATATTCAGTAGCAATAGCAACTAAAAAGTAACCGAATTCTTTAGGTGACATTTGTCCTTTGTATTCTGCAACTTGTGTATTAGTTGCAATATCCATCACATGAAAAGTAGAAAAATCTTTACCATCACCTCTAGCCACGTCTGCTATTACCATGTATTCACGTGTATAATCTGCAGGTTCCCATACCCATAAATTATGGTCAGCTCCTCTTCTTTCTACTGGTTCCTGAATAGTGGTTTCTTTAATAAAATCAATCCATTCATTATAAAATACTACATCACCAGAAGTATTAAAATCACAGTCACATTCTTGTGATGCTAATCTAGGATCTCCTAATAATTCATCTTGTCTTTTTCTCCAAGACTCATCTCGTTCAGGATGGACATACCATGGTAATTTAATAGGTAAAAAATCATTTTCATTAGATTCAGCTGATACCCATGTTTTATGAAACCAGTTTCCAGTACCATAAGGAGTAGATAATACAATTGCACCACCACCTGTTGCTAATGTTTGTTGAGCTGAAGCCCAAATCTCACCAATCTGTTCAATAAAAGCTGCCTCATCAACAATCAGCAAAGATACTGCTTCTGATCGACCTGCATCACTTGATGCTGAAGTTGCTTTAATTTGTGAGCCATTATTTAATCGTAATGTTAATTTATTATGTTCTTCAAAGGGTATTTTTAACCAAGATGGTAAATTATCAAACATGAATTTAACTTTCGTTACCATGTTTTTAGCTGTTTCTTGCTTAGTTGCAATACATAACACGTTTTTATCTTTATGGAATAACATTAACCATAAAGAATAACCAGCAGCTAATGTTGATATACCTAACTGTCTAGATTTTAATACAATTGAATATGGATTATCTCTAAATAATCTTAATGTTTTTTCCTGAAAAGGATATAGATTAAACATTACCCTACCACGTTGAGGATGTTGAATATGGCAGTATTTTTTCATGAAGTGAGCAGGATCATTCAAACATTTGATGTATTCCTGCCTAATTACTTCTTTTAAGTTTACATTTTCACTCATAGAGCTATTAATAAGCCCGATATAATTCCTAGAAATCCACTAATATAACCTAAATTTCTTCGCTTAAGGGCTGTTTTATATTCTTTTTTATACAATGTAACTTCTTTGTCTTTATTCTCAATTAATTGCTTATAATCACTTTCATTTTTAATATACAAAGCAATTTGGGCATCTTTAATTTTAATAATACTATCTTGATTAAATACAATTTTATCTAAAATAACAACAGAGTCACGAACAACTCCTAATTGATCCTTTAAATAATTTCTTTCTGTTTTAACTACTAATGCCTTTTTTAAGGCAATACAAGGTACACAACATGTTGAATCATTCAAAAGCACTTGAGAACTCAAGGGCAGCATCAGCATTAGACATAGTGATAATGCGATTATGTTCTTCATTATATTTTTCTTTATATTCATTTGCTTTTTTATTTAAACTACTTAATTTTTTCTTATCCTCATTTACTGCACTTCCTAAAACACAAGCTATAGAGTCTAACTGCTTAATTTTAGCTGAGGTAGAATCTATAGCAGTGTATAAAGAATCATTTTGAGCATGTAATCTATCTAATTCTGCTTGAAATTTTTTATTAGATGGTAAAGCAAACATAACAACTAAAGTTGCTATTAAAGCTCCTAATCCAAAACTAATTATATGTTTCATATTATCCAACTAAATCTCCAGTATCAATTTTAACGTCTCTTTCTTTAAACGCTTTAACTAATTTTGGATTTTTAATAAATTGTTTCAAAGCAACCATTTTATCATTACGTTTTTCTCCTTTTTCCATTGCTTTAATTTTTTTAACTATATTTTTTAATTTAGTTTTAAAATCTTCAAATTGGTCATCAGAAATTGTTTTTTTAGCATGAGCACCTTTTACTTTTTCTTTTTCAAGTTCAGCTTTAGTAGGTTCTCTATCTTCATCTTCATTTTCTTTTAAATTCTTTTTAAGATAATCTAAATCAATATCAATTTCTAAACTAACATTTCCTTCTTTAGCTTTTTCATTATGAGGTTTAATAACAAGTTTACCAACATTGTCTTTTACCTTCATTACTTTCCAATCTTCACCATCTTTAAATTTAAGAATATCACCTACTTTATATTTTTCAATTGATTCTTCTTCTAAAGTAACACTACCGCCTGCTTTTAAAGTATTAAGAGGAGTTGTTTTGTCTTTAGCAGCTGCAAATTTAGGATCTTTTTGAAGAGCACCTATAGCTCCAGCACCGACATAAGTACCTTCTTCTACAGATTCCTCTGATAGAATTTCGTATACGTTATCTTTAATTTGTTTCTTTAATTCAGATAATTTCATACTCATAAATATTAACTAAAAATTGTTTCACGCATTTTAGCAATACGTTCTTCAGTAGTACCTGAAAGTTCAATTAAGTGTTTAATTTTATGATGACTTC